GCCCGTTAGGGCTATGCGTGTTTATAAAACCGCGAGGAGGCACCCCCCAGTTTCTAACTGGTCCCCGTCCTCCGTAGGGTGCATTACTATTAAAGAAATGCTTTCATCGTACTATGCTATAATCTAATTCTATATTAATTATTTCTTCCCACTCCTGTGCCTCTTTGGTAGAGACTCTTGAGTCATTAAATGGTTAAGTTTGATCATATATATTTTACGAGTCGCCCTTGGGCTACGTAGAATATAGCTAATCAGATTCTAGGGTCGCTGCTGGATCATTCCCTTCTCTGTTGGATTCCATCCTTCAGACATTAGAACTTCACAGCCTCTAGGTGGGCCTTTCCGTAAAAAGACAGGTTCCCTATATCCCTTAATCACTTAAAGATATCGCAAACTGCGCATCGGTAAGAAAAAGTAATTTATATATTACTTGATTATAACAAAGAAATTACTTCTTTCTAAACATTTTCATACGGTCTGAGTTTTGCTCAGCCATATAAGATTGTTGTGAAAGAAAAGTAGCATGATCTGCTAATCTCTTAGCATCTTCTGCTTCAAGTAATTTCTCCTCTGTCTTACGTTCCCGTAACAGCTTAAAAATATCGGCTTTTAAAGTCATATGATGAGCTTTAGCGGCTTCGTCTTCAGGGTAGTCACGAAATTGGTTGCGAAGCTTAGATCCTAAGTTAGCTAACCATAGAACGCGTTCCTCTTTAGTTTTCTTCCATGGGGCTATAGATTCCTAATCCAATAGAGTTAATTTCTTAACAATATCTTCCTAGTTATCTATAGAAATCGTAGCTGAGGCTAGTTTTCTTAATTCCTCTAAAGCATTTAACAATGCTAAAGAGAAAGGATGAGAACTAAAATCACCTACAACTTCAATGTCTTTACCAAGTACTTGAGGAATCATCGTAAGATAATTCTTTAAAGTATAAGATAAATCCATTACCTTTTGGGATACCAACGCTGCTAGGACCCTTGAGAGTTCTCTCTTAAGCCCGACCTCGTCGGCAGGTATCATATAGAGATTCTTCTTCGTGGCTTCAGCTATGAATTGCCTAGCAACATCATAATTGAAATTACGAGTAAGTCTTTCTATAAACCAAAGGCTTCTAAGCAAATTCATTGTGCGAGTTAATTGCTTAACTGGCATACGAACTGCTTTCTACCATTTAAAAATAAGGTCAAGAGGAGAAATGAAACTTGGACTTGTGTAGCCCCTATCTCTGAGTGATAGAATCTATGAGAAAACCTCTAAAGGTTTCTTCACATTTTCTACGAACCCTTTGATAGGCACTCCAGTGATCTCAGTTCCATCCCTATACCACCTTTTCGCAAACTCATATGTAGTCTAACTCATATGAGATTTTGTTAATTGGATGGTAACACCCTAAGCGGTAAGCACCGTCTTATAGCTTGTGGCGACAGAGTCATTATTTATGACAATGTCATCACCCAATAAAATGTATCCGTAGAAAGGGAATTTCCCTACTAAGTATGCAGAATATTGAACTACAAGATGGTGGGTTAACGAGCAGACTGCCCATGAACTTCTAGCCCCCATTGGTTGACCAGCTCTATATGAGACTGATTTTCCATCAGGAGTCTAGAAAGGCTATTCAACTAGTACTTTTCGCCACGTGTGTGCTATAATAGGACTTATCTATTCACATAGAAGGTCATATTGTGCACTCATTGGGAAACGATCTGTGAATGCCTTTAAGTCTATAGAGTAGAAGTGGTTATCACCATCTTTCTCTAGAATGGGATTCTGAGTAAAGGTTCTATCCATAGGGATATTACGCAGACATGCGAAAATATCTTTAGAGATAGCATCAAGTGAAACTTGAGTTATGTAATCAAAGATTGCAACAACTCTAGTTTTACCCTCAGTTTCTTTAACGAAGGATAATCGTCTAGTGTTAGCTGGAACTCTTTTAGAGACCCAGTTAACCTCATTCGTTCGTCCTCCGCTTTCTCTAGAAAGTGATTGTAACCAAAGAAGCGATTTGGTCCCGATTAGTCCTGACTACCAAGTCGGATTACCGGTCCAAAAACTAGTCCAAGAAGTTAATATAGCTAAACCCATTGGTCCAGCTTTCTAATTTAGAAAGAAGGATTCATAAGTCTAGGTATGTGAATATGCTACTAAACCAAAATGTCTTATAAATAAATTTATAAAATCTTTCGGTAGTCGTAGAACGTTCTCAATTTCTGGATCAGTGATCGTACTGTAATCGATCTCTGTAACAGGAGGTCTCAGTGCTCTAGATACTTGAAGAAGGGTCATGACGAATCTTAAATACTGAGGAAGTCCAGCATCAACTAAAATCTTTAGAGATGATAGTCTAGTTGGAAATCCATCTTTAATTGAGATTCTGCCATTTTCCTTTAGCGGTTCATCACAAAGGTATTTAGTAATTGTTCCACGACACCCTTTCAGGTATTGTTTTGCAAAAGCTAAACCTCTGCTTTTAGTTAGAGTCTTGAGCAATGCGACTAACTGTCGGATTGCATCGCGTCTCGCACTAATTGGAACGTCAGAAAAGTAGTACCATGAAACCAATTTTAATACTAATGCGATAGAAGAAATTCTAAGCATATTATTGAAATTTTTCATTGTATTTGGATAGATAATGGCGATTTAATCGTTCCCGGCTGCCACTTCCGGTCGCGGGATGCATACTCGAGAGTTGAGCTCTACTTGGGACGCCATTATACTTGCTATAGATCCTTACCGGAAATATAGTAGGACATAATGTTCCTTCGCAAGAGGGTCTCTCACCGTGAGTACACTAGGACAAGTGAATCCATCCTTCTTGCCCGGGGTTCCAGCTGGTAACTGGGACGCGCTCTTTACAGAGATGCCTAGTCCTATACAGGACTCGACCCC